AAAGAATTAGCGGAGAAACTAAATTTGAAAGCAACGAAAATAGAACATTGGTTCAGGATGGATCAGATGGGTTTCAGTTATCCATCAATAGAGGATTGGGAAATAATAAAGATTCATTACTCGGTTTCAAAGGAGATGGATTACAAAATGACTTATCAAGAGTCAATAGAATGGAAAGGAATGCTTCCAACTCCAACAGTATTCGACAGCACGAATGCGAGCGCGACAATGAAGAGCAGTCAAGTGAAAGAAGGATCAATGCACTCAATGACATTAACGAGAATGATGGACAATGGAATGTTACCAATACCAACAGTATCGGATATGAATGCTGGACGCAGGGGGAATCAACCGAGAGCAAATCACAATCCACTCACAAACAGTTTGAAAGATTCAATCAATTATGTAGAGCAAACTTTGAAATGTTCCCATCTCAATCCCCGATTTGTGGCGGAGATGATGGGATTTCCACCAAATTGGACGGAATTACCTTTCCTAAATGGAGAAGTGAATCTATAAAGGGATATGGAAATGCAATTGTTCCACAAGTAGCCTATGAAATTTTCAAGGTAATTGCTGAAATGGACAGATTAGAAAAACTACAATTAAAACTATTTTAATGCCCGAAATAATTTACCACGAAAAGCAAAAGTACGCGTTGGAATTGCTTTCAATAGATAGTCCCATTTCGCAAGTTCTTTATGGTGGCGGTGTGTTTAGTGGTAAATCTTTTTTGGGTTGCGATTGGCAGATAAAAAGACGGTTGAAATATCCAGGCACGAAGGGTTTAATTGGTCGTGCTGAATTAAAGAAGTTGCGCTTGTCAACTATGCAAACCTTCTTTGAACTTTGCACTTTTCACGGATTGAAACCAAACGTTCACTATACCTACAACGGACAAGACCACGTTATTAAGTGGTACAACGGAAGTCAAACGATATTAATGGACTTGGCGGATATGCCCTCAGACCCCGACTTTCAAAGATTTGGGTCGATTGAAATCACAGACTACTTCGTTGACGAGGTAGCGGAAGTTTCGAAGCGTTGTATTGATATTCTTCAATCGCGTGTACGTTACAAATTGATTAACGACAGGGCAAAGGGTTTGATGACTTGTAACCCCGCAAAAGGTTGGTTGTATAATGACTTTTACTACGCTAATTTGAAAGGTGAATTGAGAAACGACCGCGCTTTTGTTCAAGCATTACCAACGGACAACCCGTATATCTCGCAGACTTATTTAGAGAACTTGCAGAAACTTCCCGAATACGACCGCAAACGTTTGCTCGAAGGCAACTGGGAGTTCGACGACGACAGCGACAAGTTGTTTCAAACGGAGAACTTGCTTCGAATGTTCCGCAACGAAGTAATCAATGAAGGAAAGAAATACATAACAGCCGACATAGCGCGTTTTGGTAAGGATAGAACGATTATCTGCGTGTGGGAAGGTCTAACTATCATCGATATAATTGAGTTGAATCGTGCTGCGTTGGACGAAGTCGTGAACAAGGTTCGTTTAACCTGTCAGCAACATTCAATTTTACTTCAAGACGTAGTCTGTGACGAAGACGGAGTTGGTGGTGGTGTAGTTGACTTCTTAAAGTGTCGAGGATTCGTCAATGGATCTAAACCTAAACACCCACAATACCAAAACTTAAAGAGCGAGTGTTACTACAAACTTGCGCAGTACGTCGAAGAAAACAAAGTCACAATCTTATCCAGTACGCGCAAAGAACAAATCGTGCGTGAACTCGAAATGATTAAACGACACCGAGCAGATGTTGACGGAAAACTTATGGTAACTCCGAAGGACGTAATCAAGAACCGCGAAGGTATTTCACCAGACGTTGCCGACGCTATAATGATGCGTATGTACTTCGAACTTAACCCTTCTTATGGACAATATGTTGTCGGATAAAAAAATAAAATTATGATTATAGGTTGGTTTAGTTGTGGTGTTACTTCGGCTGTTGCTTGTAAGTTAGCAATCGAAGAACATGGAAAAGAAAACGTACGCTTATTTTACATTGAAATTGACAGCGCACACGAAGATAATGAACGCTTTATTTTAGATTGTGAGAAGTGGTTGGGTGTCAAAGTAGAACGCAGGCGTTGTAAAAAATATAAAGACCAATTTGAAGTTGTTGAGATAGCAAAATATGTTAATTCTCCAACAGGCGCAATGTGTACAAAAGTTCTAAAAAAAGATGTTCGTAAAGCAATCGAAAAAGAATTTGAATACGAAGGTCAAATCTTTGGTTTCGAATACGACAAAAAGGAAATCAATAGAGCAATTCGTTTTGCTCAACAATACCCCCAAGCGAAACCACTAACCCCATTGATTGACCGCAAAATGACAAAGCAACAATGCGCTGAATTATTATTGTTCAATGGAATTAAGTTGCCTAAAATGTATGAGTTAGGTTTCCACAACAATAACTGTATTGGTTGTATTAAAGGTGGTAAGGGTTATTGGAATCACATACGCAAACACTTTCCAGAACACTTTGAAAGAATGGCTAAAGCCGAAAGAATAGCAGGTCATTCCTGTATTAAAGAAAAGTTTCTTGACGAACTAAAATTAAACGAAGGAAAGCATGAACCACCTATTGTTCCTGACTGTGGAACATTTTGTGAAATAGAATTTGCAGATATAATAGACGCAAATACTGAAAAAGTTTTCGCTGGATACACGACATTCAAACAATTAAACCTATTTTAGCATAATGAAAAACACACCACTTTACGAAACGCTCAAAATGACTTACGAGCGTGAACGAGAAATCGTCAATTCAATCGCAACCTACTTCCAGCAAGGGAAGATTCTTGGAGATATTCTTCTGCAACTTTCACAGCGGAAAGACTTAAACGCGAAAGAGAAAATTTACTTAGCGTTAATGATTGGTTCAATGATGACTAAAAACAAAGAAGATGGCGCAGAGCAAAACTAAGAAAGGAATCTGTGTGTACTTGCACAAAGACCTGTGGAACGAGATAGACGAGAAACGAGGTGAGAACAGTCGCAACATTTTTTTAAGCGAAGCAATCCAGTTCTCAATGAAGTTCTACATTCCAGAATCTAAAGTAAAATTGACAGAACAAACGTCGACAAAATAGCGACGGACGATGTTACAACTAAGGCGCGGTTTCTGCGTCTTTTTTGTTTCTCCAACTTTTTGTTATCAGCATTCAAAGTGTTTATTTCTTCGGTCAATATCTTCGACTTCTGTTCATAAGCTCCAACGACTTCTTGCAAGTTGTCAATCTTTTGTTCTTCGATGTTTAATTGTTCTTTTAGGTTGTCAATAACGAGCGAATCGGACGCAATAACGCTATCGCAGGAGTTCACCAAACGGATAACATCAACCCTATAAATAGTATCTCGAACAACAATAGCAGAACGAGTTCTTTGATAGGTGGTTTTGGCTGTAAGTTGAGCATCTTCATACGTCCGAAGTTGTTTGTAAAGTTCAATTTGTTCTTGAATTAGGCGGTCATATTTGCCAGCGTTGTAATTGATAACGCTATCTTGTTTTTGAAGTTCAACGTGTAAGTCTTTTGAATCTTTCTTTCCCCAAATGCCAACAAATCACCAACCAAAGTATTGATGTTCCAATAAACAACAAGATTGCCGCGAGTATATTTCTGTTCATAGTATTTTTCCTTCGTGTATTCTGTGATTTTTTACGCTGTAGTTTCCATTCGTCCCTTTCTCGACTATCGCGAACCCGTGATTGTATTTTGAATAAGGGTTGTAGTCAGGAGATAATTCAGATAAGCAACCAACACCCCAACACGTAATAAACTTACCGTTAGCGTCGCGCTCGTTGTGTTCTGCTGTCTGGTGGTGATGTCCGCAAAGCGCGGACACCTTAGTCTTCATAAACAAACCACGCGCTACGTTGACAGACGGTAGGAATTGTTTGCCGAACTCGTGTCCGTGAAAGATTGAAAGTTTACCGATATTCAGTTTACTCTTTCCGTCAATCCATTTCACGTCGTGCTTGTCGCAATGCGTTAGTGTTGGAAAGTCGAACGCGTCAATGTCGAATAACTCAGGTGCTTTGATGCGCATGTAACGCCAATATCGTTCTTCGTGGTTGCCTTCTTTGTAGTAAATGTTTGCCGTTGGAAAGGTGTGTCTGAGTGAAGCTAAGAATTGACGAATAGAATAAAGTTCGTCTTTAAATTTACGCTTACGCGGATCCTTGACGAAGTCTGAAATCATATGACAATCTAACGCGTCGCCGTTCAAAATAATTGAATCACAACCTTGCTTTAATCCTTCGTTTATTGCGCACTCAATAGCTTCGTTATCTTGGTATGGAAAGTGCAAATCGCAAAGAATCAAGAACTTCGTTCCCTTCACTTCGACGTGTCTGCGTTTCTTTGCGTAAGACTTCGGAAGTGCAAATGGGTTGAGTGGTCGTGTTTTTT